AGTTTTTCCAAGCAGTGATTACTGCTGATGCCTCCTGCTTGGTTAGTTCATCAAACTTGACGACCTCACGGTTTAGCACATTGCCAATCTCGCGCATGGTCTGACTACCGGGCGTGAAGCCTCGAGTCTTGGCAAGCACTCTGATCATGCCAATCTGCTTCTCCGATGCTTTGCCTGGGCCTGCCTTCAATGGCACCACATTGGTTTGTGGCTCGCCTGTGAATGGGTCAGGGATTGGCTCGCCATCCGGGTATCGGGCAATCTCAACACGTGGCTGCTCTTGGCGTGCCATAACCTCTTGTTTTGAGGCCATCTTGTGATCTATCCCCATGCCAAGCATGCCTAAGACCCTTCCCAACAGGCTGGTCGATAGGTTCATCATTTCACTATCACGGGTGAATGTCGTACGTCCAGGGAATGGCTCCCAACAGTACGCAATCATCGGCAATGGATCATCTTTGTCACGCCATAACGTCACGTGCATTTCTAGGTAAAGTTTGCCCTCAACCTCACGAAATATTGGTTGCGACTCTTGCACGCGCAAGTCGGGGAACTTCTCGAGCGCCATGCGTAGCCGTGTTGGTACGTCAACGTAGTTGTCTAGGTTGAAACTCACTTGTCCTCCAGTAGTTGCATCAGTTGGAACCATTCGGTGACCGGCATGACTGCCATCCACTCGCCCACATCGGTCAATCCTGGGCGCTTAGCAATGATGACACCTGTGTAAGCGTTGGCATTCACAATCTGGCTACGCAGCTGCTCGAAATAGCCATGCCAGGAGTGTGCCTTGCGGTCTTTGACCTCGATGACGACACCGGGCCAGCCGGTCACGTCGCCTTTGTCAGCGTGCGTACCTGCTTGGATACGGTCGGCCTGAATGCCATGAGCGCGTAGCCATTTCACGACAGCCAGTTCAGCTGCGTGGCCTTTGCGCTTTTGTGGGCTAGTCATCGTATTGAATCGCCATATCACCGAGGATGTGTTTCGGAGCGTCGTGAAGCATCTCGCGTGCATCAGCCATATGCAGGCAGTTCAGGTAGCCGATTGCATCGACCAGTGAATCCTCGTGCATTTTGCCTTCGTCAAATGATTTCATCAGCCGAGCCAGCTTGACGCACACCATAAACATGATGGCCTCCTGGGTGCTGAGGTTGTGGTGATAGTTGGTGATGCTGCCGAATATGCGACGTACCCGGGTGTAGTCATCCCAGGGGTGCCCATATTGGGCCATGCGATCACCCTTGGTGAGCTGCCAGGCACGGTATGCCGCGTCACCTGGGTCGATGTTGCTGCTGCTCATTGTCATCCTCCATAGGTCGTGCAAGATACCAGATCGCTACCACGATGTATGTGGCGAACACGCTGAGCATGAATATTTCAGCCAATAACGCGCTCATACGTGCTCCAGTTCTCCCAGCCGTATTTGGTTGCGATATGCCACGCCACCCACATGTTGGTCAGTGGGTCAAACAGCTCTGTGCAGTCGTCAATCATGCCTTGGGTTTGCAGGTATCCGCGAGGCCAATATTTGCTAGGCCTGCACCAGTAACTATTTATTTGCATGAGCCCATATGACTGACCCTGATCTCCGACCACATCCGGCAGGCACATCGATTCAAGCTCTGCAACCTGTAGGGCTATCCATAGGTCGTCCAAAACGAAGCCTGCCCTGAGCGCTGTGTCAGCCCATTCTCGGCAGCCTGGGCCTGTGTATGGGGGCATGGTCGTAACCGCGCTCATATCGCTTCCTGACGTGTCTGAAGGGCTGTCCAAGCCCACGGTGCCCGAAAGGGGAGCCGTGTACACCGTGGACTCGGACACCAGCCCTGCTGTGTCTGTTTCAGGATCTGATACCAGCATGAGGCCGAAGCCCATGACTGCCGATGCTGCTACGGCGATGATGGCTAGGGGGTTCATGCGACGCTCGGGTGTTCTGGGTCGATGCGTGGCTGATGGGTCAGCTTTGATGGTTCGCTCCAATCCTCGTCAGCGTTGAATCGGTAACGCAGCTGGGCCTTCACGACCTCGCCTTCAGCGTTCCTGAACACTACCAAGTGGAATTGTTGCGCTGTCTCTGTACAAAGCCCTGTCAAGACTTCGTAGGTAATCAGGTTGTGTGTCATGTTTCGGCCCCTCCAGAGCCTGATATGACCTTAGCGTGCCTTTCGGCGCTTGTGGGGGATTTGCAGTTTAATGACTTTTCGCACCATTCGGGCAGGTATGAATAGCACGTTGTCCGAGCCCTGTTCATCGGTAATCGACTGTGCCAGGCATAGGTGCCGGGCATTGGGCTTGCTGATTCGGTAGCCAACGCTGTGCACCACACATGGCGTGTCTTTCAGGTCAGACTCGTCGTACCAATGGTCGTTGTCAAGCGTGTGGGCATCGTGCCACACCACCAATACCAGGGGTTTGTCTAGTCCAGCCATACCACGTACTCTGCCGCCACTCGGCCTTTGTCTGGATCTACAAAGTGCAGGCGCTGACTCGGTATGCCGGTGGCTGCCACAAACTCGCGTGCGTATTCGTTGTGCGATTCTGGGCTGCCGGTCACGAATATGCGACCGCCGTTGCTCATAGTGAGGCTCATTGGCGTGTGCCAGTGGCCCATGTAGCAATCATTGAAGTCCTCAATCACTCCACCAGCCCACGCATTGACCTTGCGCAGAATACCGAAAGCTGGAGTATTGCCACCAAAGCTTCGTATTTCGTCACCGTGCACCAGCAGGGCTGTGTAGTTGCCAATGCGCACAATCTGATACCAAGCGTCAGAGCTCTGCCAATCCTTGACCAGGTGACCGACTCGACTGCGCGCAATCTCATAGCTGATGCGATCAATGTTGTCACCCTTGGGCATCTCGCCATACCGCCCTATGCGGCCGTGGTTGCCGTATTCGCACACGACCCGGACTGACTCGAAGTTGTTAGCCAAAGTGCTAACAGTTTTGCTGATCAGCCTGGACACCTCGAACAGCTGCTCATAGAGGTGGCTGTCAACCTCATACGCCTGGCCGGGGAATATGCCCATACCCTCAACCATGTCACCGCCCAGCATCAGCACAGCTTCACGTACTGGGTGATGCTTGCGTTGAATATCGGTGATGTGCACCACCTTGTCAATGAATCGATCAATGCGCTGTGCGCAGGTCTCCGAGCCGTAAGACACGCTCTTTTTGCCGAGCTGCCAATCGGTGCAGTGAATGACTGCCACCTCGGGTTTGCCTTTGCGTGTGTCCTTCTTGGGTGGCGTGACCTTGATTGGTGGCATGCCCAGGCTGGCATCCTTAGCCGCCTGATACACAGCCTCGACCAGTTCATCCCGGCTGACCTTCAATCTGCCGTACTGCTGCTGTGCTCGCTTTAGTGCCTCACGCAGCTGCTCGAGCGTCTGCTGCTCTTTGATTTCGTCACTTAGCGACATGCTTCTGCCTGAATCGGTGCACCACATTGAAGTCACACTTGAAGCCATGCTTTGCCAACAGTGATGCGATGGCTTGGCTGCTGTACTGCTGATCGTAAATCAGGTCGTACCATTCCTCGCCGTTTGGCTGGTCATCCAACCATTTCGCCAAATCAGCCACTTTGTTTAGTTTTGGCTGTATTTCGTCGCGTAGTCCCATTGTCGTGATCCTCCAGGTGGTTGTCAATCTTGCGTTCCACCCTACTCAATATCTTGCGCACGTATGCGTGATCGTCGGCGTTTTCTCGCCGGGCACGCTCAATCAGGATTGCAGGCAGGACAGCCGCCGACACAATGGCAACGGCACTGATTAGGGCTACGTAGATTTCTGTCGGCATGAGTGTCCAGCCATTGCTGCACTCTGGCTGGTATTGATTCTGCCTTGAAATAAGTCAGATGCCAAGGTTCCGCGCCAGATCGGAACTCCCAGCAGAATCCAAAGCTCAGGCAGTTGGCTTCCATCCATTCGAGGCGCTTGCCTGAAGCCTCAAAAATGTCAACAGCCAAGCCCAAATTATGCCGACTACTACCCGGTACGGCCATCGGAGCCAGCCCTGGTTTCAGGTAGTACTTTTGCCATTTGTAGATCCTGATGGATTTGCTATTGCTGATTGGTGCCGTGGTGTACCGGGCTAGAAAGCCTCGCTCCTGGGTTGCCAGATCGCGGTATGTGTCACCGACCGATGTGGGCTTGAATGGCCTAATGCCATCAGCATGCGCAGCCTTGCGCATTGCCTCATACGCCTGGGCTGCCAACCAATGCAGCCGACCATACGGCCTGATTGAGCGCAGCAGATATGCCGGCACTTCACCTGGTTTGACGTTCGCTAAATCAGCCGGTAGCCGTACCGGCTTGACTGGCCTGTTCACTTGCGGCCGTACCGCGTGTCTTTAGTGTTTGCCCAAGCGTAAATCAGTGGCAGCACGGCTGCGAGCCCTGCTTTTAGCGCGCTTTGCACGTTGTAGTCGCTTGTGATAAGCACGGCGACGGACCCAGCGACGAATGCTTTGAGCCAGTCCTCGAGGATTGGTGCCCATTTCATTCTGGCTGCCATTCTTCTGCCGTGTTGCCTTCAGCAACCCACGCTAGGTACGCCTGATAGTCGGTGTTGGCAGGGTCGCAGGGAATCCATGCGCGGTCAGCAACACGCACAATCATGTCTTTGTAAGTTTGATAAATCATAGTTCGCTACTCGCTACCCAATGAATTGCCACTGTATTGGCGGCAGTTGTTGTGTTGTAGAAAAGAAATGCCGATTCATTAGGCGACGAAATGACGGCGGAAGCAACATCTCCCGATGGTGGCGCAAATGCGTTAGAGAAGTTACCTGATGTGCCCACTTTGCTGTAAGCAGTAATGCTTGGATTTGCGCGTTTGCGTGTCTTGAAAAATACTGTTCCGCCGACATTGTTTAGACCTACGACCGGAACATAGGCCATTGCTATTCCTTCTGCGGTGTCGGTTCCCGGATCTGTCGTCAGGCTGTACGACTTTTCGTAATAGCGTTGACATTTCTCAATAGTCGTTGAGATGTCCTCAAACTCGAACGGTGTCGCCACCGAACCAGCCTCCAACTGAACACCAGTGATTTGCCAATAGTTATTCGTAGCGGCGGCGAGATTGGTTTGACCGACCGCACGGTTGGCGTTCGTAGATGAAGCCCAACTTGTCGTGTTCAGTGTTCCCGAAGTGTAGGTTGAGCCAGCACCAAGCCAAAAAATAAGACCCAATGATGCAGCATTGTCGTTATCAAATGCGCCTGTCGTGTCTGCGGCGGCAATAATAGTTTTCTTTTCCCAAGTCGCTGATGCACTAATCGTGTAGGAACCACTGATAATTCTGCTGTTATCAACATCTCGCAGTTCGACGATGTAAGTTCCTGTGACATTGGATTTGACCCAAAATGTCAGCGCAAACTGCTTCGCTGACGCAGTGCCTTTCAGAAACTGTTGAACGTTTTGACCCTCAATGTTTTGCGAAACAATCATCAAGTCGCTAGCGGCAGGTGCGGCATCAGCGGTGGTGCAAAGTATCTTGAACGATTTGCGGAAACCCGAACCTGTTGGCGCATCGTTTTCTTGTGTTTGTGTCCAAGTGCCAAGCGTCGTAATGCTTGTGCCCCACCTATCCGCCGTGTAAAAGCCGCCACCGGTGATGCTTGCCGTGCTCGTTCCTCGTTGTGCCACCTGCATCGCACCGTTGATAACCACGTTTTTGTAATTGATGCCATTTTGCTCGACATAGGCATAATTGTCATTGAGTGACGCAGCTGTCAATACTTGGCCTGGTGAATAACTGGTCAAAGACATGATGCCCTCATCCTAATACGTTGGTGCTGTCTATTACGCCGTATGTTGAATCATCCAAAATCAGCTCATACACAATGGTTACGGGGCTGGTGTAGAACGTGATCCGATGGCCGCTGGCCACATTGATGATGCCCTGAATGCCCTCGACCGCTAGCTCGGTAGCAATCTCGCTGCCCAGACCGGGTATCTGTTTGTGGATGCTGATCGTGTCGCCAATATCAATGGTCGATACGTCATCGCGCTCCAGGTTGGTTAGTGCAGCAAATTGGGTGCTAACGCTGGTGTACCTGGGTTGTGGGTCAGGCTTAAGCAGGTAGGCAGCTAGATCGTCAATGGCTGTTTGTTCGTGCAGCAGGCTGTCGGTAATGCTGAAGTTTTGTGTGAAATATTTGCTTATGCTGCCAGCATCGGTGTCGGTTGCTTCCTTACCATCCAAAGCACCTACATACGCTCGATTGATTACGTTGTCGGCATCAAACTCCACCTCAACCGCGTCATACTTGGCCCCAGTGCCATCATCCTTGAAACTGATTATCGGTCCGCTCAACGTCTGTCCAATGCGCTCTTGAAAGGTGACAGTGCCATCACGTGCCACAAACAGTCGGCCCTGCTCAGCCTCATTGATTTGCTGCAAATAGGCAAGCGTGTTGGTGCCCTGGGGCACGGTGTAGGCGCTGTCATGGCCGAGATTGACTGTGCCGGTAGCAATGCTGGTGCTGCCTTGGTAATCAACCTCAGGTAGGGCTAGCACGCTGGTAATGCGTTGACCACTGGTTTCAGGAGACACGTTGTACTCATCCAGCTGGGTTTGTGCCAGTTTGTAAAACTCATCAGCGCATTGCACATTGACAAAGTTTGGGCCTGCCAACTGGAAGTCATATGTGTACCCGGTGACCACGCCCACAAACAAATACTCGCCGTCACGTGATAGGCGCACTGTACGCATCGGTGCCAGTCCAGGCTCATTGTTGGCCGGATCGTAATAAGGGCTGCTTGAGTCATACGGCCCAAGAATGCCAGTGTCATCGGTCATCGTAAATGCCATTACGCCTGCACCGAACTGGTAGTCGGTCTTGCGACGACCACGGCTGTACACAATGTTTTGGGTGTACGGCGTTATGTCGGCGAATTGTGTATTGCCATCCAGCACATAGGTGGTGTTATCCAGTACGCCCTTGATGCTGTCATCCAACGTGAAAGCATTGACGTTGAATCCAGTATCAAGCTCGAGCAGGTAGTCACCTGATTGAACTACTGAACTGGTCATATCGCAATCTGCAGGTCGAGTGGGCCGCTGCGCCGGTTGTAATCAGTCAACGCATCCACAATCTTGTCAGCCAACGTCGCTTCAGCAATGGCCGCATTGACAGTCACATTGATCGGCGCTGGTTGATTCAACATTTGCCCTTCACGGAATACTTCACCGCCGACGACATACCAAGTGGGTGATGGTGCACTTGGGCCCATTGGTTCTGTTGCTAATCCTGCGCCACGGCCACCACCACCACCACCAACACCAATACCGCCGCCTCCGCCTTTGATTGTTGGCAATTCGACTGTGGGTGCTGGAATGGTGGGCAGCCTGCCATATTTACGCTCAAGGAAATCTGGGCCACTGGTCGGCCCTGGCACGCTGGGCAAGCCGGCACCTGGGATGGTGGGCTGGTTGAACGTGGGCAATTTGATTTCGGGGAACTTCAGCTCTTTGCCAAAGAACTCTGCAATCGATGCCAAGCCACCTACGAGCTGGTACACCGGGCCGAGCACGGTGCCGATGATCGCTCCGAAGCGCCGCCATGATTCGCTGACCAGCTTGGTCTTTTGCTCAAGGTACACCA